TCCCTCCATCTCCGTTAGATACCCCATACCCCCGTGGTTATGGGGTTTTTCTTTTGTGTGGCCACGCTATGGCCACAGATTGGACACCAAAACATATTTATAGGTCGGATATGGCGTCTTTTTCTGTGCTGGGGTAAAGGTGTCCATATACTTTTTCGATAGTTACTGAAGAGGCATGTCCGAGCCTTTTGGCCAGCGTCTCTCGGTCCATATTCAATCGATTGATACAATCTGAAGCATGTGAATGTCTAAACTCGTGTATCTTAATTCTTTTAAGATCCGTCTGCTTCACCAGTGCATCATACTTTTTCCCCACTGTCGTTTCCCCAATTGATTGGTAAAAGGAGCCGAACACGACATAATCATCTTTGTAAGGCTGGTTCTCCTGGTACCATGATTTATACTCTTGCAGCACCTCAACCACATGGTCTGGAATATACACCTTCCGTCTGGATGTTTTCGTTTTCGGCTTGTGTACTTGGCCATTATAATTCGTTTTATCTATATTGATATATCCTTCATGGAAGTATATATCTCTCCAGGTCAAAGCCCGCTGTTCCCCGTGTCGAACGCCACTGAAATATAATAATCTGAAATAGGCTTTATACCGAATTTCTTCTATTATATTATAGAAACATTCAAATTCTGATACTGTCCAATAATTCCACGTATAGTCCTCATCATTCTCAATATTGCCTGCAAGCGCAGCGACATTGGATTTCAAATCATAGAACTTCATGCCATGTGAGAGTATACTGCTGAACGCTGTGTGAATGTCCTGAACGTACCCCTTCGACAACTGCTTCCCTCTGAATTCTTTCTTCTGCATATGCTTATGAAAATCCAATATATCCTTTGTGGTCATATTATAGACATCCATGCTCCTGAAATACGGATCCAGATGATTATTAATGTAATTCTTCATGGTTTTAATGCTGGAGGGTTTTCTTCGATCGGCGTACCATTCTAGATAGTCATTGGATAGATGAGTGAAGGGGAGTGCATCCTTGATTACTCCTTCATCCAGGCTGATGTAGAAATCATCTTCATACTTTCGAGCATCCTTACGCCGCCTAAACCCTCTTTTTTTGTGATATTTCCGTTCCCCAAACTTATCTATATAAGAAAGGCTGACATAGTACGTGTTCCTTTGATTATCCTTATATATGGGCATCTTATCCCTCCTAACTATATGTTGTAATCCTCGATTTCTCTATTAATAATTCAATACGCTTCAGAGCCATATTGAATGGTACATTGAAGTAATTCGCAATTTCCTGGGCTTCGTATAGCCCATGCTTCAAAATGAGCTTCTCAGGCATCATCAGCATCAATGCGAATTGCGCGGCCTGTGCCTCCTGCTTCATGTTAAATGTGTAAGGCATGTCCGCCTGGTGCGTGCTGTGGAGGAATAAATGACCGGCCTCATGGCAAAAGTTATGCCACATCTCAAAAGGATCATCTATTTTAATGGCAATGACATCCACCCCTTTTCTTTTGATATAAAAATTCGACTGACGATTATATAAAACATAAACAGAAAACATTTCTGTTAAGTAGTGAATATTGAGATGGGAGATGTCTCTAATGCAGCAATCAATAATCCCATTTACTTTTTCTTCTATTGTCATAAAAAGCCCCCTAAGTTGTTTTAGAACATATGTTCGGTATTTAGTTTAAAAAATTACTGACCACTTAAAATTCCAGTGGTCAGCTGGTAAATTTATTGTAGATTAATCGTGCCAGTGTTAGATCCGAATATACCTTCTTGAACTTGAAGTGTTTTTGCAGGATTATCTGCATTCGCTTGACTTACATCAAAAACTATTTTCCCACTCATTGTGCTTCCTGGATTTAGATTTTCTAAGAAGAAAGAATTTACAATTTCACCATTCTCATTTTGATTTGCGCTCATTGAAGCTTCTGAATCGGAATCGAAAGTTGCGCCATCAATCATTAATTTGAAGTAAGTTGAATCGACGGTTACAGCTTCATTGCCATTATTCGTGACAGTGAGGTCTACAATTACATATGTTTCATTTGCAGTAGTAGGGAAAGCTGATGGCCCGACTTGTGAAGCTGTAGTCACTTCATTAACTTTGTAACTCATTGCACCAACGTCTAACGATTCTCCGATTCCTGCATTAGGAGATTCTTCCTCTACAACATCTTCTGTAGATTCCTCTGTTGTCGTTTCTTCAGTATTTTCTTCTGTAGATTCTTCTGATGTTGTTGTTTCTGACTCAGTGTTAGATTCATCTGTACTTGAAGTCTCTTCTCCGCCGCCACTAAAAGCAGCAGTACAAGCACCAAACAGAATGAGCACACCGATGATGATGACCGCCCACTTAAGGCAACCACCTTTCTTTTTCTCTTTTGCCATGTAAAAGCCCCCCTAAATAAGTTTGTAATCCCAATTATGTATGATAATGGAATTAATATTTATAAATAAAAGGGAAGCGAATCCCTATTTATCTTTTTTCTTTTGGTCGAGTATGTAACTCAGGAAATCATCGACCTGTTTTTTTACGGCCTCTTTCTCTTCTTCTGGCAAGTTGTCGAAACCTTCCTTATCTGAGAACATTAAAGCTTCTGCATCCTCGAAAGGATCTTCTTCATGATGTTTCTTTTCCTTGCCGAGTAAATCATCAGTAGAACATTCTAATACATCAGATAATTTAATTATATCTTCATAGTTTGGGCTAGTATAACCGCGCTCCCAATTTGAAATGACTTGTGAAGAAACACCAACCTTATCAGCTAATTGTTTCTGTAGTAGATTATTCAGTTTTCTATACCTTTTAATATTATTAGCTACGGTCATAGGTATTCCTCCTGTTCGTTACCAATATATCAAAAATAACGGTTTGTGTTATCTTAATAACGAAATTGGATATTTTTTTATCTAAAAGTGTTGACATTAACCGAAAACGTTAGTATAGTCTAATTAACGGATAGCGTTAGTGGGAGGTGAGACATAATGATTAACAAAAATATTAGATCTATCCGTCAAAGAAAAGGGCTTACTCAAAAACACGTTGCAGAGCAATTAGGACTATCACAAATGCAGTATTACAGGATTGAAACGGGCGCAGCGAAGTTGGATGCAAACCTTCTTCCTGAATTGGCAAAAATACTGGATGTAGGCCCTTCAAATTTTTTTGACACCATAGTAACGGATAACGTTAATTAAGGAGGCGTAAAATGGAGCAGTTGCAAGTATTTGAACAAAATGGAGAACTTTATACAGACAGTAGAGACGTAGCGCTGATGGTTGATAAAGAACATAAGATATTGCTCAGAGATATTAGAAAGTACATCGAATACATGGGTACAAAACTGAACCCATCTAATTTCTTTGTAGAAAATCATTATTCAGATGCTTATGGCAGAAATCAAGTTCATTACCTGCTTACTAGAAGAGGATGCGATATGGTCGCTAACAAAATGACCGGAGAAAAAGGGACGGTATTTACTGCAATGTATGTGGATCAGTTCCATAAGATGGAGGACCATATCAAATCGAAACAATACCAAGTACCATCTTCGCCAATGGAAGCACTGGAAATGATGTTCACGATTCAAAAGGAAAGCAGAGAAGAAGTACAGAAAGTGAAATCAGATATCCAAAACATCAGAGATATTGTTGCCATTGAAACAAAAGACTGGAGAAACGATACGAATAAAGTTCTTAATCGCATTGCTCAAACACTGGGCGGTGGAGATCAACATAAAGAAATCCGAAATGAAGCATATCAGAATTTGGAAACTAAAGGGCGTTGCAAGCTAGACCAGCGATTGAATAATCGTAAAGAAAAAGCATTGTTCAAAGGTGCTTCTAAAACATCCGTTCAAAAGATTTCTAAGTTGGATGTCATTGGAGAAGAGCCGAGACTGATTGAAATCTATATTTCTGTCATTCAGAAAATGGCAATCAAATACGGCGTAGATTTCAAAGAAGTGGAGGGCGCTTAAATGCTTAATTCAGAACAAACAAAAGCACTTAATGAAGTAATGCAAACTTGTGCAGATGTCCGAAATGACAATATTGCCAAAGTTACTATAACGATTACTAATCAGAATGGCGAATCAGAAAAGAAAGAACTGACTAAAGAAGAATGGCTTGTTGAGTTCTTCGAGAATATCGAAGATCTAATCGGACAAAACTTTGACATTATAGGCAAATAATTAGAGCAATAAAAACTCATAGAGGAAAGAGCATCACTCTTTATGAGGATGATGCCAGGGTGCGACCAACACCCCGGACATCAAGTGAGTTATCAATTATGCGACTGATTAACTCTATACAAAGTATACGAATAATTGCTGACAACATTCAATATAAAAAAATATACAGGAGGTCAACTTATGAAAGGAGCAATTGTCAATTACCGTAAACGCACCGGTGCCACACAGCAGGACGTAGCAAATATGTTTCATACCGACAAATCAAATATCTCTCATATCGAAAAAGAAAGAAGGAACGTCACGGCATCTATGTATGATGCGGGATTCAACAATGTATCAGATGCACATCTGCTTCATGACATGGCTTATGAAGTGACACATGGCTATGTCACACCCACACCATCAGATAGAGTGTATGACGATCACCGCATGTCATTTGCCTACAGGATTCAACAGGAGATTCAAGAGTTCATCAATGTGATTCCTATGAACCGACTGGATAAACGACCGGAATTTCTAACACAAGAAGAGAAAGAACGGTTGTCCTTGCTCGTATCTGAGCTGCAGGATGTGCTTTTCGAAGGACAGGGCTTCTTGAATAAGTTGACTGAGGACTACGAGTTTCTGAATCCGAAATCAATAAATCAGAACAGGGATGCCCGTTTGAGAATGGAGCGAAGAATATGAAGAAGTTCTACACATTGTACATTGCCCGGAATGAAGCAGGCGATTCTGCCGCGGATGCAGCGAAATTCCTCGGCATCACTAAGAGTGGCTACTGGAATAAGGAAAATGGCATCTCGGAATTTAAGTTGAGCGAGGCATTTCTTTTGGCTGAAAAATACAGTCTGTCTGTCGATGAACTGTTTAAAGAGACCCCATTTATTAAAAAGAAGGTGATTTAAATGGCGCTACTATTTGGAAGCATTGCAGGCATCCTGTTGATGCTGGCTGTAACTGGCATATTGAGCCCTGTGGTCATCGTTTCAATCGGGATCGGTAGCGTCATCGGCGGTTGCTTAATTGCTCCACAAATCTCTGGGAAGGCCTGGTTGAAGAAATGATCAAACTACTACTCATTCTATCCATCACTTTAATTCTATTTGCATATATTGTATTCGCTTGGTTGCGGTTGGTCGATGAAATCATCGTGCATGAGGAGGTGGGATTTTAATGACAATTTACGAAGTATTAGAAAGTGCCAGACTTAATTTAAATGAAAACGGTGCATTTGGTGCATTGTTTGCCAAAGAGCAATTAGATAATGCCATGACATTTTTAGAAAATGGCTACAACTTGAACGATGAGTTTGACGAAGAAAAACTAGATGAACTAAAGGAGGGATAACTATGCCAGGTGCAGTCAGTCCATACAGTGAACCCGTCAAAGTGAAGTCTGTCGCAATTAATCTAAATGCCATTGTGGATGTTGCTTATAAAGATGACTTCGAGGATGTCAGGAATGAGGATGCGGTCAAACGTCAAATCCTCGATGCGATTAAGCAGGCAAACATCGAATGTACGGAATTGATCGATATCGAATTAGAGGAAGTTTTATAAAAAAATACACCCATTGGAGTGGGTGCATTAAGAAATCATATGTAAGTAGATTATAACACATCAAATAGGAGGCTCAATATGGTACAACCCATCAATATTAAACATCTATCCCGCGAGGAATGGCTGCAGGAACGTCAATCAGGTATAGGCGGCAGCGACGCCGGAACAATACTAGGGGTGAACAAATGGAAGTCCAAAACGCAGCTGTTCTTTGAAAAAACGAACCCGGAACTGAAGCAGGAGGTCGACAATGAATATATATACTGGGGCAATGTTTTGGAGGATATCGTTGCAAAAGAGTTTGAGAATCGCACGGGCAAGCGTGTGAGGCGAGATAACAGGATGCTGAGACATCCAGAGCATGATTTCATGTTGGCAAATATGGATCGCGTTGTAGTAGGGGAGAAGGCGCTGCTTGAGTGTAAAACGACCTCGCAATACAACAAGGATCTATGGGAGGGCGATGATATACCGGCACAATACCTTTGCCAGGTGCAGCACTACATGGCAGTCACCGGATATAAAAAAGCATATATTGCAGTCCTACTTGGAGGCAACACGTTCATCTGGAAAGAGATTGACCGTGATGAAGAGCTGATTAACATCCTGATAGAAGCTGAAAAGGACTTTTGGGAGAACAATGTGCAAGCAGGAGTGATCCCTGACATCGATGGCAGTGAAGCTACATCGAACTTCATCAATCACATGTACAAAGATATCGATGAGGAAGAAGTGGCACTCAATGAAGATGTAAATACACTGCTTAAAGGTATTGAAGCGTGCAAGCGAGATGTTAAGGAAACGCAGGAGCTTCAGAAGAAATACGAAAACCAGCTGAAAGATCAACTAGGCAATAACATTGCCGGTAAAACGAAGTCTTACCTCGTCACTTGGAAGCCTCAGAAAAGGAAATCACTGGACAGCAAACGACTAAAAGAAGAACAAGCGGATCTTATTAAAGACTACTACAAAGAATCTGAAACACGTGTACTGAGAATCAAACAAATCAAGGAGGAAGAATAATCATGGCGACAAATGAAACTTTAAAAAATCAGGTGGCAACGAAGCAGAAGAATGAAGTAGCGAACGGTAAGAAACCGACAACAATCAATGATTATCTGGACCAGATGGCTCCTGCTATGGCGCAGGCGCTCCCTAAGCACATGAATGTCGAAAGGCTTACCAGAATGGCTACTACAGTTATCAGGACCACACCTCAATTAAAAGAAGCCGATGTATCCAGTCTGCTAGGTGCGGTAATGCAATCTGCACAGCTGGGGCTGGAGCCTGGACCAATGGGACACTGCTATCTATTGCCATTCCGAAATAATAAAAAAGGCATCACTGAAGTACAATTTATCATTGGCTATAAAGGGATGATTGACCTGGCCAGACGTTCCGGTCATATCCAAAGCATTTATGCTCATGCAGTTTATGAAAATGATGAATTCGAGTATGAACTCGGCTTACACAGTGATTTGAAGCATAAACCGGCTGAAAGTGATCGCGGAGAGTTTAGAGGCGCGTATGCCGTGGCGCACTTTAAAGATGGTGGCTATCAGTTTGAATATATGTCCAAAACTGACATTGAAAAGCGCAGAGCAAGGAGTAAGTCCGGTAAAAGTAATTACTCTCCATGGGCCACAGATTATGAAGAAATGGCCAAGAAAACGGTAGTTAGGCATATGTGGAAGTATCTCCCGATCAGTATTGAAATGCAGCAGAATGTTGCCGCTGATGAGGGGACGGGGCGAAACATCAAGGACGTTACACAGGAAGAAGATAATTTCGTCGACATGCCTGAATTTGTTGCTGATGTGCCGGCAGAAGGAGAGTCAACTGATGAATCAAATTAATCTGATTGGGAATTTAACTGCAGATGTAGAACTTAAACACAGTCAAGGAGGCACTGCATACGTCAATTTCAATATTGGCGTGCAGCGCCCCTATAAAGATAAGCAAACAGGAGAGTACCAAAGCGATTTTCCAAGGTGTAAAGCATTCAACAAAACAGCTGAGGTCATTGCAGAACACTTTAGCAAAGGATCAAAAATTGGACTGACCGGGACATTGCAAACGGGACAATATGACGATAAAGACGGCAAGACAACATTTACAACAGATGTAATGGTCAATCAAGTGACGTTTGTGGAGCGTAAAGGGCAGTCAAATGACCAATCACAGCAAAGAGGACAAAACGATTCATACAGGCAGGCTTATGGCGGTCAAACGAAAGGGCAAAACGCTCAGCAGCAGAAACCATCATATGCTGAGAACCCTTTTAAAGAGGATGGTCCAGTGGATATTTCAGATGACGACCTGCCATTTTAAGAAAGGAGTAAATGTATGGCACAAAGAAGAATGTTCAGCAAAAAGATAACAGAAACAGACACATTTTTAGATATGCCAATGTCGTCTCAGTGTTTATATTTCCATCTAAATATGAGTGCAGATGATGACGGGTTTATCGGTAATGCAAAGACAATCAAGAGAATGGTGGGCGCGGGCGATGATGATTTAAAACTGCTGCTCAACAAGGAATTTCTGATCCCTTTCGACAGCGGCGTGGTCGTCATAAAAGATTGGAAAATACACAACTATATAAGAAAAGACACTTATAACGAGACGCATTACCAACATGAAAAAAGACAAATCGCACAGAAGGAAAACGGTTCGTACACGGTACGTGGACGTGACGTCGACGGCTCGTCAACACAGGTAAGGTTAGGTAAGGAAAGGGAAGGTAAGGATAGGTTAGCAGAGGGGAGACAGGAACTTCCGGCAGCTGCTAGAGATCACTTAGAATCTGTATTCAGTTCTCTCAATCCAAATATGTCTGAGGATTTGATTTTTTACAACGATAAATTTGATGAACCAAACGAAGTAATTATTGAAGCTGTAGATATTTCAGTAATGCGCGGAAAACGAAACTGGAATTACGCTAAGTCGATTATTCAAGGTTGGCGAAATGAAGGGCTTAAAACTTTGGACGAAGTACGGAAGCATGAAAATAAAGGCAAGCTGCAACAATACAAGCAGAATGATTACCAACCGACTCCGGAGCAACAAAAACAAATCGACCAGCTCGGATTCTAAAGAGGTGAAATCACGTGGAAGATTCAATTAACAGGATTATGCAACATGCGAAGGACAATTCAGAAGAGGCGCCACTGTTGAAGAAGCCGGTTAAAACAGAATCGCTTGGACAATGCGAAAAATGCAAAGGCAATATTAAACGCATCACATTTGAAGACGGCACCACAAATGAAACAGGCTGCAAGTGCGAATCCATCCGGTGGGCAAACGAGAAGCAACGAAAAATAAACGCAGAGGTTTTTGAAAAAGGTTCGATCATCTACGGAGATTATAAAAATAAAACATTCGACGAATATAAGGCCGAAAGTGAGATGCAGGTTAAGGCTTTAAAAGCGGCCGGTCACTACGGTAGGCACTTCGGCGACTATCTTAAAAACGGACAGAATGTTATGTTTCAGGGCTCATATGGCACTGGCAAAACACATCTTGCGGCAGCCATCAGGAAGTCAGTGGCTGACCAAAACTATAAAGTGCTGTTCATGTCCTTGCCGGACTATATCGACAAACTGAAACAGGAGTTTAAAGATCATAACCAGCGGCACCCAATATCCAAAATGGCGCAGGATGCTGATTTACTAATACTGGATGATGTGGGCGCAAACAGAATGACAGATTTTGAAGTATCGGAGCTATTCAAAATTGTAGATGCCAGACGTGGAAAGTGCACGGTCTACACCACCAATTACAGCAGTAAGGATTTCATGAAATCGATGGAAATCCACCGGATATTCTCCCGGATGATGGAGCGGACAAAAGTTGTTGTGCTTAATGGCGATGATTACCGAATGAAAGGAATGATGTAAATGATTGCAGAATTATCAACTCAAAATATAACGATTGAGAAATCCATTGTCGATAAGTTACTCGATAAAGACGAAATATCTAAACAAGACATTAAGCAGCTGCACATGTTTAACGACGATTACATCGACAGGTTACTTGCTGCCGGGCAGAGGACTGCACGCTACAAAGTTGCTGAAGCATTAATTAGAGGTGGAATCATAGAAGTGATTTAAAACTACAGAAAGGGTCGAAAATCATGGGAAAACACAAAATAAAAATGACGGCAGAGCAGCAGGAAATAGCGGCTGCCAATCATTTGAAACTGCAAACCATCAGTTACCGTGTGAGAAGTAAAGGAGAATCGTTGGATCAGGCCATCAGTTATCCACCAAAGGGCGGCGGTGTGAGAATGATACACGGTCAACGCATCACGGCAGAAGAAATAGAACTTGCGGAAAGAAACGGCATCATCTGGAATACGTTGAAACACAGGATTTATGCCGGCTGGTCGGTTAAAAAAGCCATTTCAGAGCCGATCAGACCGTGGCCGCATGGGCGTAAAAAGAAGTCGCAAGAAAAAGGGGCGGATGAAGCCCGGTTCAGCAAAGCGGAAGTGATTGAGCTGATTGGACGCATGAAAACACTGGATATTCCTTTTACAAAATCGGTGCTGATACGGGCGAAAGAGTACGGCTTGTCTCTGGAAAGCATTCAGCCCGTGGAAGTCGGTGAAGCATAATGCCGAGAATACCGAAATTCTATAAATACTACAGATATGGCAATTATCGTACCGAGGGCACACTGAAAGAATTGGAGGCAAAGCTGAGAAAGACGCCTGGCGAGTTGAATACGTTAGTTCGCAGAGGGGAGTCCGCAGATCTGCACAAGAAGCTGATGCAGGGACGGATGCCGGAGCATCTGGAAGAAGTGCCGATGGAACAGCCGGAATATGTACTGTATGACGGCGATGATATTGAATCGATTGGCACACTGGATGAAATCGTCGAAGAAACGGGCTTGAAGCGAGAGACGATTCGTTGGTATGGCACACCTTCCGGGATGAAGCGAGGCAATAGAGCACTTGTAAAAATGGAGGATGATGAGGAATGTTCATAAGCGTACCAAATTTGCGCACGCAGCGTTCATTTGCCGGAAAGGCACCAGTTATCAAGATTGATGAAACGGACTCACAGGAGAAGGCTGTGGTATTTCAGAAGGCGAGCCCGGTGGAATGGAAGCCGTCAAAGTATACGAAGCAATTATATTATGCATGCTTTAGAAAATGGTGAAGAGGGTGGAATGATGGAAATATTTAAAAATGGCAAGTACATTGGCGCCGTCGAGTTTCTGAAGAATAAAAATATGTACGCTATCTACTTTTTTGAAACAAATTATTACGCAGATACCCTAGTCGGTGTGAATAGCCTGGACGAATATTTGGAAGACATGGGGTTCCAGACGGAAGTTGAGGTGGAGTATCGATGAATGTTAAGCAAGGTGACAAGTTTGAAACGGCGGAAGGCGAAAAAATCATTGTGACGTATGCAGACGTGAATACGATCCATTACGAGTACGTGCATGGGAGTAGTCGCAAGGGCAGCATTTCGAGCAATGTATTCAGTCAGTTTATCGGAAATGGATACTTCAAGTCGGTGGAATGATCGTATGACTCAGCTCACACTTTTCGACGAACACTATCAGCCAAGATTTCAGGCATATCTGGACCATATGGACGCGACGCATAAATCAGAGGTCAAAATGCATGACTACATCGTGTGGATAAGCGGGTTAGCGGATGAGTTCAAACGATTGCACGGCATCCACACTCTGCATGGCAGGCATGACGAATTTACGGATTATGTGAGGAGGCGAGCGGATGAACCAGCTTACACTATTTGATACACCGAGTGTCAAATCTAAAGATAAAACAGGCTTCCTGCACAGATGGCACATCAGAAAAGGCAAGAAACATGTGGCTTTGGCTGTTCCTGGTGAACATACTGTTCACGTCCACCCGGGGAAGTATCAAGAAATCATGGATTACACCGCGATTGATCTGGACTACGGAAGATATGAAAAATGGATGAAAGAAAAAGACTTCAAGGAGGTAAGCCCATGATCTACACGACGAGATGTAATGGCAATTGTATTGAACGCATTGAAATGCAGGCGGAAACCATTAAACGTGAACGGAGAAGCAGGATGCAGCTGTTTCGAGAAAATAGTGATCTGAAGGAGCGGATACGCAAGCTGGAGGGATTATTGATTGAGAAGCGATTAGGTGAAGCTAAAGGGGAGGCTTGGTTCTGATGATTACTTTACTGTACTCAGCTCTCACATTATTTATTGTCATGCTGCTATTGATTTGTGTACTCGTGATGATGGAAATCAAAGAAAGGATTGATAAACGATGACCTACACAATCGAAATCAGAAGTGGCCATCACATTGTGGATATGGTACCTACTGAAGGAACGAATGAGACTGATGTAATGGAAGTTGTGCTTGAAGTATTGAAGTGCATGACAGGTTACAAGGCACTAGAGGCTTTTTCTGAAGCGTTAAGTGATTATAGGGGGAAGAATAAATGGATGAACTAATAAAATTGGTAGAAGAATGGTCTGAGAATAAGAATTTACATGAAGCAGATCCAAGTAAACAGTTTCTTAAAGTGACTGAAGAAGTTGGAGAAGTTGCTGCTGCATTGGCTAGAGGTGATCAAGATATGCTCAAAGATGGCATAGGAGACGTGGTAGTGACATTAATCATCTTGGCATAACAGAATGACATGAGTTTAGAAGAATGTCTGTCACAAGCCTACAGTGAGATTGCAGGGCGCACAGGAGAGATGATAGATGGTGTGTTCGTCAAATCAGCAGACCTGCAAGGAAGATGACTGTCTGGATCGTATTAAAGAAATTTTGGGACGTGATAAAGATTGATTGAGTTTAAAGTGGATGGCAAAGCAGTACCGCAGCCAAGACCGCGCGTCTATCAAACAACAGCAGGTAAATCGAGAGCGGTCAATTCCAGGCAGAGCATCAACTATAAACGGTTGGTGAAGCTGACAGCTAAGAGTTACATGAATAGAAACAGATTGAGTATTGTTGACTATCCCATAGCTGTGCACCTGACGTTTGTTTTTGCCCCACCTAAGTCATACACCAAAAAGAAGCTGAAAGCGATACAGGACGGCGCATTGATGTACCAGAAGAAGCCGGATCTGGATAACTTAGCAAAGGGAATACTAGATGCTCTGAATCAAACAGTATATAAAGATGATTCACAGATTGTAGAACTGAATGTGAAGAAACAATACGGGGACACTGACCATGTCACCGTGAAGATATCCAAACTTTAAAACGGGGTGTAGCTGAATTATGAATTATGCGACTGAAACTTATACGACAGAAAAAATTATGGATTTGATTAATAATTATCCGTACTACATCTCGAGGATTAAAGAATTAAATGCACAATATAAATCTGAGATTGGTGGTGGTTCCACCTCTCAATATGGAATTGAGGCAGCGATGCCGAAAGCAGCAGGTGGCAACAGTGATCCTGTTCATAATGACACTATGAGACGAATGAAAATGGATAAAGAGCTATCCCGTTTAGAATCAAAAGCACGTTATATTCAAAATCGTTGGGATCGTATCACTGATGAGCGTATGGCCATGATATTTAACTTAAGGTTGAATGGTATGACATACCAAAATATATCAGAGGAAGCAGGTGTCTCTAGGCAAAGAGCTCACCAGGTTATGTGTGAGGTTTGTGAAATGCTTAAGGACTGAACACATTTGACAAACTTGACATACTTGAAAAGTTAGGTGGATTCTTCACTCTGATTGTACAATGGAAGGGAGGACGGTGAGGCATACACCACTCACAGTTACGAGTTCTCATTGGTATAGACCTCCTAAAGTTTGAAAAGCCATCCATATCGGGTGGCTTTTTGATATGATTACAGTAATAAATTTTAGGGGGATTTACATGACTATATTGGATGGGTTTCAAGAAGCACTCACTTCAAGAGCGAGCAATCAAACTCAAGAGTTTTTGCAGGGCCATGTTGATAGTGAAGTTGCTCAATTTGGTATGGAAGTAGGTGTCGAATCATTGTTCAATTCGTTGCCAGGTATCGGTGCGACAATAGCTACTTATAGAAACAAAAAGCAAATGAGAAATTTATTGAAATTTACTGAAGAACTAAACAAGCGCATTGATGATATTCAAGATATGGTTGCATCAAAAGACGAAGTAGATAAAGAAAAGATCGATGATATAGTTAACAGTGCAATTGAAAGAGCTCTTAGGAGCGAACAGGAAGAAAAGATCGAGTTTATAGTACACGGTTTAGAAAAAATATTAGAAAATGATGATGTTTCATTTGATGTAGCATCATTATATTTCGACACTATTGATAGATTAACTTTACTGGATATTGCTGTACTTAAATTTTATAGGACACCTTTTGATTCAGAAACAGGGGAAATGAGAGACGTAAAAAAATTATTAGAAACCTTTAATATTTCGATGGATATTTTTAATGCGACTAAAGCGAATTTGAGAACAATTGGTTTGATGGAGACAAAAACAGATAAAAAAATAGCTGATGATATTACAAATGTTTATAAAACGCTTTCCACATTAGCGGAAAAAGTAAATGCTTTGAACACTGCTATTAAAGATCCTAAGAAAACTAAAAATATTAAAAATCAAACTGTTAAAACAAAAAAAGTGCAATCGAAAGATACCTATGAAATAAGTAAATTCGGAAAAGATTTTCATGACTATTTTATTGATGAAAATCCATTCAATAATAATTAAAGTTTCTTTGGCTTTTTACTTTTTAGATTACATTTGCTATTAACAGAATCAGTTACCGGACACCCATTGTGGTGTCTTTTTTATGTCAAAATAAGGCGGATAGCCGTGAGAGTTGGTGATAGATTGATATGAATTTAACAGAGAAACAACAACGCTTTGCCGACGAATTTATTATAAGTGGAAATGCGACGCAGGCATATTTGATTGCATATCCTAGTGTGAACAAGGAGGCTACAGCAGCTCAAGCGGGTAGTAGACTGTTGAGAAATGTCAAGGTTAAAGCCTACGTTGATGAACGATTGGAAGAATTAAAGAAAAAATCTATTGCCAAACAAGATGAAATACTCCAATTCTTGACATCGACGATGAGAGGAGAAATTAAAGGGCCTGTAGCTGTTTTTGTTGGTGATGGTATTCAAGATATAAAATATCTACCACCGAGTGTACAAACACGTAAACAAGCTGGACTCGACATGCTCAAAAGGTATGATGTGCTTCCTAAGACAGAATTGGAAATCCAAAAACTCGAAAAAGAACTTCAAACAGAAACATCTACTGAAGACAAACTGGCTGAACTGATCAAGCAAAACAGGGAAGTGCTGGGACATGATTGAAAATAAAATGCCCCATCAATTCACTGATAAACAGTATTCCATCTATGCTGAAATTATGAAAAAAGACTGGTTCATGTGTATTCTGCATGGTGCTAAAAGAACAGGTAAAACAATTTTTAATAACTATGTATTCCTTGAACAACTGATGGAAGTCCGGGAAACGGCAAACCGCTTGAATATCAGAAATCCACAATTCATCCTTGCGGGTTATTCTTTGGGAACTATTCAAAAGAACGTACTGGAAGAATTGACAAACATGTACGGGATTGAATTTAGTTTTGATAAATACAACCGGTTTAAATTGTTCGGTGTGACAATTGTTCAAACGGGGCATGGTACGATAGCTGGATTGGGTGCCATAAGAGGGATGACAGCGTTCGGGGCTTACATCAATGAAGCATCCATTGCGGATGAACAGGTTTTTGATGAAATTAAATCACGGTGTTCCGGTGAGGGTGCGAGAATTGTATGTGACACCAACCCTGACCATCCTGAACATTGGCTGTTGAAGGATTACATTTTAAACCCGTCTAACAGCATTATAGATTATCACTTTGAACTGGATGATAATACATTCCTATCAGAGCGTTACAGACGGCAGATTAAAGATACAACCCCTTCCGGTATGTTCTATGATAGAAACATTAAAGGTCTATGGGTGTCCGGTGACGGCGTGGTGTACGCAGACTTCAACAAAGATGTACATGTTGTCAGTCCTGAAGAATTGAAGCACATTCCGATGAAAGAATACTTTGCCGGTGTTGACTTTGGGTTTGATCATCATGGTTCGATAGTAGTCATTGGCAAAAGTTATGATGATAAGTTTTATTTTGTTGAAGAACATGCGCACCAGCACAAGCAAATAGAAGAATGGTTGGAAATAGCGAAAAGGGTTGTTACCAGATACGGTGACATCCCTTTTTTCTGTGATTCCGCAAGACCGGAATATGTGGTGAGATTCCAGGAACACTTTGAGGCTTACAACGGTAATAAACGCCGTATGGAAGGCATTGAAACGGTGGCTGGGCTGATTAAGTCCAACCGGTTCTTTGTTAACTATGATCATACACCACGGTTCAGACAGGAGATTTACAACTATGTCTGGCATTCAACCAAAGATGAACCCGTGAAACAATTTGATGATGTGATGGATGCCATCAGGTACGCCATATTGTCCCATCTGACAATAGAAAGAAATTATAAAACTGTTGATGATGAAATCGACACAATCAAAGCATTGGGATTATAGGAGGTGGAAGCGTTGACCGGCATTTTAGAAACAAGATTTGAAGAAGAAGCAAACGAAATATTTACTGTGTCTGATGTAGATAAACTATTTGAAAATGACTATAAATTACTCTGGGAAATGATTGCACAGCATCACACTGTGCAGGTTCCCCGTTTGAAACGGCTTCTGGAGACGTACCTGGGTCACAACCAGGGGATTAATAAACGGGAAGCACGGGATGAAGAACTGGCAGATTACAGAGCGACCCATGACTTTGCCAAGTACACGGTGGATTTTACAACAGGGTATGTGGGTGGTAATCCTGTGGTTTACTCGCTGGAAAACGAAAATGATCAGGAACAGATAGACATTTTTAATGATGTAAATGATATTGAAGCCCATGATTACAATATGATTGAAGATTGTTCCATATACGGTAGAGCATATGAATTGGTTTACCGTGATGAAAACGAAGTGGATAAGGTGGTCCAGGTGAATCCTTATGAAGCATTCACCATCAGGGACAATACCCTTGAACAAAATGTAATCGGTGGTGTGACCTATTATAAAGAAAAAAACACCTGGGATGAGATGGAAACATTTTTTACACTGTACACGGATACTCTACAATTCAAGTTCAAGGAAAACAATGAAAATATAACCCTTTTGAACGATGAACCGCATTATTACAATGATATCCAGTTGAATGAATGGTGGAACAACCGTTTCAGAACCGGAGACTTTGAACACGTGCTGGATCTCTTTGATTTATACGACCTGGCTCAATCTGACACGGCAAACTATATGACAGACCTGAATGATGCCATGTTGAAAATTGAAGGCAATGTGGATCTCACATCTGATGAAGCTAAGAAAATGAAGCAATCCAGAATTATCCTGGGTAAAACCAAACCGGATGCAGATGGCAAAGTAGGTAATGTCAACATTGATTACATCTATAAACAATATGATGTAGCCGGTGTGGAAGCGTATAAGGATAGGATTAAACAGGATATTCATTTGCTGACCTATACACCGAATTTATCTGATGAAAATTTCAGCGGGGTGCAGAGCGGTGAAGCAATGAAATATAAGCTGACTTCATTGGAACAACTCAGAGCCAAGAAGGAGCGCATGTACAAAAAGGCGCTGAATAAACGTTATAAACTCTTGGGGCGCATTCTTGGTATTCAGAACATTGTTGAAGATGACATTAACAAAGTGAAGATTGAATTTACCCCTAACGTTCCAAAAACCAGAAAAGAAATGATTGAACTATTCATGCAGCTAGGTGGAAACCTGTCTGAGCGGACGAAATTGACCCTCCTGGACTTCATCGACAATGTGGATGATGAACTGACCCGGATTGAAAAAGAGCGCACAGAAGCGACGGAAATCAATCCTATGATGGATGAATATGAACAACAGGATGACGAACAGGATACGGAAGATGATACTGAAGTTGATCAGTGGTAGTGACCGGGATTATTTCGTTTTAAGAGATAACCCCGGTTTTATTA